CCTCGGGCAGCAGCCGAGGTTTCCGGCCCGCCTCGTCGGCATCGCGCAGCACCGACCTGAGCCTGCGCACCGTCATGCCGCGCCGTCCTCCGCCGATCGTTGCTTGTCCGCGGCGGCGCGCGCGGCCTCGGCCTGCGCCGCCTCGTTCCAATCCTTGAAGCCCGCGGGCGGGGTGGCCACGCGCACGCGCCGGCCCTCGCGCAGCCAGCGGTCGATCGCCGCCTCGCGCGCGCGGCGCGTGTGAGGGTTCTCGCCGTCGCGGTCGGCGATCAGCACGATCTCGGAACACTGCGGCGGCAGCACGATCGCGGGCAGGTTGCCGGACGCGACGGCCGCCAGCACGCGCCACTCGGGACATTCGAGCGCGACCGTCAGCGCGTTCTCGATGCCTTCCGCGATCGCGACGACGTCGCCGGGCGGCGCATCCGCCAGCGGCTTGCCCGACGCCCCGCGCCAGAGCCGGATCGTGCCGCCGCGCATCGGCCCGAATACCATCTTGGCGGGCTCGACCGGCGCCTTGCGCCACACGCCGGTGCGCGCGTCCTGCGCCAGCCAGGTGCAGTGTGTGGCGATGTGTGCGCCGTGCGCGCCGGTGATCGCCGCCACCATGGCCGGGAGCTTCTGGCCGCTCGGGCGGTGGAACAGGGAGGGGTGGAAGCGCAGCGCGCGCGGCTGGCGGCCGAGCTCGGCGAGGTCGATGGCGCGGCCGCGCAGATAGGCGTCAACCGGCGTGCCGGCGATACTCGGCCGCGCGCTGGCCCTGACGGCCAGCGCGACGCGCTGCGTGTGCCGCCGCGCGGCGTCATCGTCTGGGTCGGGCGCGCGGGCGAGCGCGCGTTCGGTCAGGCGGCGGCGGCGTTCGGCGTCTTGCGCGTCGGCGCCGGCATCGAGGCCGAGCCAGCGGCGCGCCCAGGCCACCGCCTGGCGCTTGTCGCCGGCGAACACCACGGCGGCGACCAGGTCGAGCGCGTCGCCTGCTTCGCCGGACGCGAAGTCGCACCAGACGCCGGCCTTGGGGCCGGTCAGGTGCACCGCCATGGAGCGGCCGGGCTCGCCGTGGATGGAGCCGACGCGCCATTCGTGGCCGTCGCGGCGGCCGTTGGGCAGCAGCTCGGCGGCGAGCCGCGGCGCCTGGGCGGCGAGCATCCGCACCAGCTCGCGCAGGTCGGCGAGCGGGCGGATCACGCCGCGACCTGCTCCGCCCCGCGCGCAGGCGGGGTGGTGGCGGGCGCGTAGAAGTCGGCGGCGGTGACCTGGCCGCCGGTGGCTTGCTCGATCCGCGCCATCATGGCGCGCCGGGGGATGCGCGCGCCGCGCGCCCAATGGGCTACGGCATGCTCGGTCGCCGCGACCATCCTGGCGAAGTCGCGGTAGGTCTGGCGCGTTTGAAGCAGGTAATCGCGTAGCGTCATATGTATACACTGCCAATTTGGCCTAGGCCATGCAAGGCCCAATCGGCCTAGCGATCCGTTAAGCCAAATTGGCTATGTTTGGCGCATGGGAACTCGATTGAAACAGCTCCGCGCCGCGGCCGGGTTGTCGCAGGAGGAGGTTGCAAAGCGCCTCGGCATGTCACTGTCAGGCTACCAGCGTAAGGAAACAGGCAAGCGGGGCATGAACCTGGCGTTCGCTGAGCGCCTGGGGCGCGTGCTTGGTGTCCCGGCCAGCGCCGTGCTTGAGGCCGCCGGCGCGGCCGATGACGTGACACCGGAGGAAGCTGAGGTGTTGCGGCTTTGGTCGAAGCTGACGGCTGCCAATCGCGCTGCGCTCATGCGCATGCTGCAGTTAGCCGCTGCGGAGGACCCAAACAGCGCCGACGGCGACGCCACGCAAAGCGCGGCTGCACGTGGTAAAGTTGCAGAACAGCTAGCGACGTCGACCGCACCTCGCAAGCCATATCAATTACACGAGACGCCGCCGCCGCCCCTGCGCCGGTAACGCTTGAGGAGCTAGGCCCCATGTTGACACCAAAGAACATGCACAAGTATTGCGTTTTATGTGTTAGCGCCGCGCTCGTCGGAGGGTGCATTGTCGTTGACGAGGCGGGTCATGCGGCTGACATGAACTGCCGCGCACTTTACGGTGTAGCGCCACCGTCGCCGGAATACGGTCGGTGCTACACTTATGAGCGGCGGCGGATCAACGCACAACTGTCCGCGCTCGATGATGCTCTTCTGCAGGAATTTGGACGCGCCGTTGACCGAATATCCCCCAAAGTGATGGCGGTGCCACAAGGCTCTAGGATCATCACCCCGGACGGCAGAGTTTTGCACGTCCCCTGGTAGTTGGCGGCCGCAGGCACGGCCATTTTGGCCTTGCCTAGTGCGGCCAAATTGGCCTAGCGTTGGCCCCGTCACCATCCAGGGAGACGGGCATGACCATCACGTTGACGCGCGCGGGCCAGGAACCGGTGCGCATCGAGCGTCGGCTGCAGCTCGGCCCTTCCGGCTCGCTCGCCGATGCGCTGCGGCAGACGATCAAGGAGATGGCGCTTGAACTGTCGCGCCACGCCTCGCGGCACATGTACGGCACCTACGCCATGGAGGCGGCGGCCAGCGGCGAGGCCAGCATCGAGGGCGCGGGAGGCCAGGTGGAGATCACCATCACCGTGGTGCGCCGCCGATGACCGCGCACGACCTGGCCGCCACGCGCCGGCTGATCGCGCGCCTGCGCGAGCGCTGTGACGGGCGGCGCCACCATGTGGGCGCGGAGCTGCGCGCGCTGCTGGAGACCGCCGCCGCCACGATCGAGCGCCAGGCCGACACGATCGCGGCCATGCGCTGCGACTGCGCCGAGGCGGCGATGCTGGCCGCCCGCGTCGAGGAGGCGCGCAAGACATGCTGAGCGAGGACCTCAATGCGCTCGCCATCACCTTCGGCCGCTACTGCGTGCAGGGCGGCCGGGTGTTCACCGCGGAGGCCGCGCGCGCCCTGCACTACGTGCTGGCCGACCTGGCCGACCAGGCGGCGGCGCTGGAACGGCAGGTGGCCGGGGTGTCAAGCCCATCGGGTCAGAACGGGCCAGGCCCTTTGGTGATCCGTAACGACGGCGACCCGGACGGGCGCTGGGCGGGCGATCCGCCGCGCCGCTTCCGCGTGATCAAGGGGGGGGGTGCGGAATGACGGTCTACCAGGCCGAGATTTCGACCGTAAGCGACGCGGTGCGCAAGGCTGCGGCGATGTTGGGCGAGGCCTACGCCGAGCGGCTGGACGCATGGGCGGCGACCGATGGCGACCAGCCGTTCCCAGTCGGCCGCCAGGGCGTGGTGGTGTCCATCATCCACGACGGCGAGTGCTGCAAAGTTGGGCTGCAGGTGGTGCTGTTGGTGCGGCTGCGGCCGGTCGAGGAGATGGACCGGCGCGCAGCGGAGGGCGAGCGATGAGCCGCGCCACCAACGTGCCGACGTGCCAGAGCTGCGACTGGTGGAGGTCGCTGGATGGCCGCCTCGGCCAGTGCCGGCGCTTCCCGCCGCGCGGCGGCGGCGACCCGCTGGCGCCGGATGCCATGCCGCGGGTCTACTTCTGGTTCGGCTGCGCGGAACATTCGCACCTCATGGCCGTGCGGCGCGGTGAGCTGGCGAGCCGGATCGCGGAGGTGTTGGCGCGCGCGCCGGGCGCGGACGGCGACGGAGGCGCGGCGTGACGCTCTACCAGGTCGAGGCGAACACGCTCGGCGACGCGCTGCGCAAGGCCGCGGCGTTGCTGGCCGAGGCGTACGCCGAGCGGATCGAAGCCTGGCAGGTGGCGGAGGGCGAGTGGCCGTTCCCCAAAGGCCGCCAGGGCGTGGTGGTCTCGATCGTGCGGGACGGCGACGTGTGTCCTGCCAGGCTGCACGTGACGCTGTCGGTGCGGCTGCGCTGGATCGACGCGCAGGACCGCCAGCCCTAACGGCACCGGCACCATGTTCCATCGGCTGCGCAAGATCGTTGTTGACGAGGACGGTGACGGCCGCGTGAGGGCGGTTGTGACCGGCACCTGGTTCGGCAGAACGTTCACTGCCGTGTTGCGGACCAGCCCAAATAAGACCGGGCTCTGGGCTTGGGACGAGCGCAAGCACGACTGGCGCCGGGTGGTCGGCCCCAACGACTTCAAGGTGCGCACCGCCAACGGGTTCCGGCGCCGTCTAGGTCAAATACTGGTCTGGAAGCAGGAGGACGACAATTGCCGGGACGCTCAGTGAGCCGGTCGCCGGTGGCTGAGGCGCTGCGCACCAATGGCACCATAGCCATGCGCGCCCGACCGCTGCTGACCGCCCGCGACGTGGCGGCGCTGCTGGGCGTGACGGTCGGCTACTGGTATCGCCGCCGCCGCGCGCTGGAGGCGGCGGGCTTCCCGCCGCCCGTGCCGGCGCTCGGCAACCGGTGGGACCCGGTGGCGATCGAGCGCTGGCTGGCGGCGCAGCGCGGCGAGGCGGTGGCCGAGCCGGCCGACTGGGAGCAGCGCCTGGCCGCGCGGCTGGACACGCCGGCGCAGCTCGGGTGACGGTCAGCCGATCGGTGGCACGGAGGAGCCATGGCACGCAAGCGCATCCGCTACCTGACCGAGCGGCCCGGGCCGCAAGGGCCACGCTACTTCTGGCAGCCCTCGACCGCGCTGCGCGCGCGGGGCTGGCAGCTCACCCGCCTGCCCGACGACTTCGCGCAGGCGGTGGCCGCGGCCGAGCAGCTCAACGCGCGCGTCGATGCCTGGCGCGCGGGCACGGGCGAGGGGCCGAACGGTGAGCGTTTCGGGCGGGCGCCGGGCGCGGCGGCGGCCGAGCGCGCCGCGCCCGGCTCGGTCGACGCGCTGATCGCCGCCTACAAGGTCAGCCGGTTCTGGCTGGTCCTCACGCCGAAGACCCAGCGCGTCTACGCCTGGTGCTTGGAGCAGATCAGCGCCTGGGCGGGCGACGCGCCGGCCAGCGCCATCACGCCCGCGCTCGTCGAGAAGTTCTACCAGCGCCTGCAGGTCTCGGGCGAGGGCGAGCGCAAGGAGACGCCAGCCAAGGCGGCGGCCGTCATCCGCGTGCTGCGGCTGCTGCTGGAAGCGGGCAGGCGGCTGGAGGTGCGCCCCGGCGTGCCCTACGTCACCGGCAATGCCGCCGCCCGGCCGGGCCTGACGGTCAGGCGCCAGCGCCAGCCCCGGCTGTGGTCGGCCGAGGACCTCGCCGCCATGGTGGCGGCGGCCGACCAGCTCGGCTGGCGCAGCGTCGGCACCGCCATCCTGCTCAACAGTTGGATCGGCCAGCGGCTGGGCGACGTGCTGGCGCTGCCGCGCTGGGACGTGATGGGCGGTGCGCTGGTGTTCAAGCAGAGCAAGACCGGCCGCACGGTCAGCCTGCCGGTGCACCTGGTGCCGGCGCTGGTCGAGCGCCTGGCGGGCGAGGCGCAGCGGCCAGGCGCGGTGCAGTCGCCAACCCATGCGCTGGTGCATGAGCACACCGGCAAGCCCTGGCGGCCCGACACCTTCGGCCATGTGTTCGCCGAGGTGCGGGCCGAGGCGGCGAAGGTGCGGCCGAGCTGCGCGGATCTGTGGTTCATGGAGCTCCGGCACACGGCGGTGACGCGGCTGCACGAGGCCGGGGTGGACGCGCTGGGGATTGCCAGCATCACCGGCCATAGTGAGGCCGGGGTGTCGGCGATCCTAGGCCGGCACTACCTGGTGCGCACGGCGCGCGCGGCCGAGCGCGCCTTCCGCCAGCGCCTGGACATCGAGCGCGGGGGGCAGCGGTGAGCGGTGTGCCGAGCTCCCGCCAGGACCTCGACCCGTTGCGGTGGCGGTCTGACGGTGCCGTTGCGGGCGCGCAAGTAGGCGGGACAAAGGCGGAACCGGAGTCTAACGTTAGACTCTCGCTGTTAGACTTCGTTCTCGTTTTACCCCATGGCCGCGCCTGCTAAGTTATTGATTTTATGGTGGGCGCACAAGGACTCGAACCTTGGACCCGCTGATTAAGAGATAATCAGAAACCAAGCGATATCAAAGGGTTGCGATTCCGCCAGGCGCGGTTTTTCGGCCCAGAACGGCGAAAAGTCTAACGACCGCGCGGGCGGCTCGGTGCCGTTGCGGCGGCGTATCCTACGGGCACACCGCGCGGTTGAAGGCGCGGTCTGCGGCCATGGCTTCCATCATGCGGGCCAGCGCCGGGACGGGATAGGTGGTCAGCTCGTCCGCGGCCTGGCGCTGCAGCTCGGGCGGGAACTCGGTGACGCGCGGGCACGGTCGGTTCGCCACCGGCGGCGCGGCGCAGGCTGCCAGTAGTACGGTCAGGATCAACACGGCTGCCCGCATCACTACATCCCCCCTCGCCGAAGACGACCCACGATATCCTCCTTCTGCGCTTCACGCTCGGCGGCTTCGGCACGTGTCCGAGTCTGTTGCTCCTGGCGCGTGGCCTCGACCTGCGCGGCGGTGCGTCCGGCGCGGCGGCCGCTGAGCCAGACGGTGGCCACCGCCGCAAGCACCGCGCCGGCGGCCGCCAGATAGCCCCAGACGCGAGCCCAAAGGGCGGCGATCATGCGTGCCTCATCCTGAGCCAGGTGGTGGCCATCCAGGCCGCCACCACCAGCGCCACCAGCCCGGCGGCGATCAGCCCGAGGCTGACCCACCGATCCAGCCCGGAGAGGGCGTCGATGACCGACGACAACGCGGCGGCGGCGGGTGCCACGGCGGCCGCGATCCCGGTCGCCGTCTGCACCGTGCTGGTCTTCTGCGCCTCGGCCACCGTCAGCGCAGGGCGCTCCGCCCGGGCCAGCGCAGCCTCCTCGATCTCGCGCACGCGGCGAGACCAGCCGCGACCGAAGGCATCCCAGTGTGGCCGCGAGCGGAGGTGGTTCAACCGCCGTTCGCACAGCGCGCGGATCACCTGGGCTGGATCGGCGCGCCGGGCCGCGTCGAGCGTCTGCCGGCCGATCGCGCCATCCACGGTGACGTCGAGCACCGTCTGGAGGTCGCGCACCGCGCGCCCGACTCCCCCGTGCACGGCCCAATCGAACACCG